AGAGGTGAAGATAAGATCCATAGGACTGGTCTTCGTTACAATACTTGCTTCAGAGATAGAAAAAATGGTAGGACATATAAGTTTGATTCTATGAGACCTCAGCACTCAGTTACCAAACAGATCCTACAGTATCTAAAGGGACGCTATCCTTCATGTAACTTCTTAGGATTCCGTATTGCATCTAATCGTGATGTTAATAGGCATGTTGATTATGCACAAGAGTTAACTGAGAGACAGATTAAAGATGCAAAGAAAGCATGGACTAAGAATAAGTCTTGCTCTGCACCTATAGATGGGTATCAAGAGCTCTTCTTTTTATCATCTAAGCATCTAAATATTGACACTGAGTTTGAGCCTAAGTCAGATTCAAAGGCAGACATTAAGAGAGCATTCACTAAGTCTCTTAAGGGTAAGTCAAACAATAAGAAGATCTTATCCTCTTTCATTGATCAAATAGCATGAATATCTTTGCAGTAGACGAGGATCCTGCACTAGCAGCATTCTCTCTACCAGACAAATACATTGTTAAGATGCCTGTTGAGACCACGCAGATGATAGCGTTGGTCTTTTCTAGGTGGCATTGGAATGTTGGACCTGTATTGAAGGCAGATAACAAACCATACAATACTACTAAGGGTGCATTCAGAAATCACCCATGTACTAAGTGGGCAGCAGAAAGTCCTGATAATTTACAGTGGTTATTTCAGCATGGTATATCATTGTGTAATGAATACACTTCCAGATATGGTAAGAAACATGCATGTGAGAGAAGTATCAGACTAGCAGCACTTACACAAATGGATAACGGATGCCCAGAGCATCACACTCCATTTGTTAGGGCAATGCCTGATGCTCTAAAGTACCGTGAGGATATTGATACTACCACTGCGTATCAAATGTACGTATCAAGTAAGGCATGGGTGCTAGATGATTACAAGCGTGTGCCAGATAACAAACCGTCCTGGTTACCTACACAACCGTATGATTTAGGGTTATAATAATTATATAAACAAATAAAGATCCAATGCCTGTAAAACTAACCGTTACTTCTGAAGATATCAGAGACTACCTTGTAGGAGAATTCGGAGTAAACGTAAAGACCCCTGAATTACAAAATGCATGTGACCACTTCGGTCTTGCATACCAAACAGTATCAAAATACTTAAATGAATTTAAAGTTAAAAGAGGAGTCTGGGATTTGACTGTGGCAGAAACTAAGAAAGCACTAGAGAAGACTTACACTCAGGCACAGACTCAGATTGTAGATTCATTTGACCCTGCCTACATTGAATCTAAGGATCTAAAACCTGCTAAGGATAATCACTTCGTACCATTCGGTAACTTCAATGACCTAAAGAAGGTAATCACATCTAAGATCTTCTACCCTATATTCATCACTGGTCTATCAGGTAACGGTAAGACCTTTGGTGTAGAGCAAGCATGTGCTCAGGCAAAGAGGGATCTAATCCGTGTAAACATTACTATTGAAACTGATGAGGATGATCTTATTGGCGGTTTCCGTCTTGTTAATGGGTCAACTGTTTGGCATAATGGACCTGTCATTGAAGCCTTACAACGTGGAGCAGTCCTATTACTCGATGAAATTGACCTCGCCTCTAACAAGATCCTCTGTTTACAATCCATTCTCGAAGGAAAGGGTGTATACCTCAAGAAAATTGGTAAGCAAGTAGTACCTGCTGAGGGATTCACAGTTGTAGCAACTGCTAATACTAAGGGTAAAGGTAGTGAAGATGGTAGATTCATCGGCACAAACGTCCTAAATGAGGCATTTTTGGAGCGTTTTCCACTAACATTTGAGCAAGAATATCCGAATGCCAAGACAGAAATCAAGATGCTCAATAACTATTGTAAAGAGTTAGACTGTTGCGATGATAAGTATATTGCTAACCTTACTACATGGGCCGAGATTATCCGCAAGACATTTAACGATGGTGGAGTGGATGAAGTCATCTCAACACGTAGATTGGTGCATATTATTCGTGCTTATGCTATCTTTAGTGATAGGGTAAAAGCGATCAAGGTATGCTTGAATCGTTTCGATGACGAAACAAAGCAGTCATTCTTAGAATTGTATGATAAGATTGATAATGAGGTTGACATCGAGAACCTTGACAACATTCTAGCCAACTGATATACTAACTGTATGAAATACAGAGAAGACGATACGATCAAGGTGGTGCAGGATTATATCTCCAGCACCTACCGATCTCACTACTCTAACGAAGAGAAGGGGGTCCAGACTCTAGACCTCCTTGAGGCGATAGGATCAGCAGAGCACTTCTGTCAATCTAATATCATCAAGTATGCATCTCGCTACAAGAAAAAGAGTCAGCATAAGAGTGACGTGCTAAAAATCATTCACTATGCTATACTATTATATTATTTCTCAGGCACGTCGTATCCTGATGATAAAGAAGTCCCACCCCCAACACCCGCAGAATTTATAGACTATGACTGAGACAAAAGAAGTAAAAGATTGGAAGACTAATATCCAACTGTCCAAGTATTCAGTTGATACGCTGCGTAACTTCAGTACTATCAACAAAAGTATCCTTATCAAACCAGGCAAGTTTGTTGAAACTATGTCGGTTAATAAGAATATCATCGCTCAGTCTCAGATAAAGGAGTATATTCCTGAGCAGATGGCGATCTATGACCTACCATTATTCTTAGGAGCACTGTCTCTGTTTAAGGATCCTTGGTTATTCTTCCCTGATGATAAGAAGGTCATCATATATGATGAGACTACTAAGGGTAAGACAACCTTCTACTACAGTGACCCTAGTGTTATTGTAACACCACCTGATTTTAATCCTGACATCCCTGATATTGAAGTCATGTTTGATCTACCTCAGGCAGATCTTACTCAACTACTACAGGCAGCGAAGGTGTATGGTGTAGAGGACTTGTGTGTTAATGGGTTTAGAGGTGAGTATAGTATATGTGTTAAGGATAAGAAGAATACTACTTCTAATGTATTCTCATTACCATTGAAGAAGGTTATCTTCCAAGATCCTTTAGGTAAGGAGAGAGGTGGTGGTGCTAACCCTGATTTCTGTTACTGCTTTAAGGTAGAGAATCTTAAGTTGATTGATGCATCGTATCACATTGCACTTAGCAAGAAAAACATTGCTAACTTTACATCACTATCACACAACGACTTGAATTACTTCATTGCTTTGGAGCCTAACTAATGTTTCTATGGGTTGAAAAGTATCGACCACATACTATTGAAGAATGTATCCTACCTGAGGATACCAAAGCTATATTTCAGGGATTCTTAGAGCAAGGGGAGATACCAAACCTCTTGCTTTCTGGCTCTGCGGGTGTAGGTAAAACCACAGTTGCTAAGGCACTGTGTGATGAGTTGGGGGTTGATTCTTATGTCATTAATGGGTCTGATGAGGGTAGATTCCTGGACACTGTACGCAATCAGGCAAAGACCTTTGCTAGTACTGTTTCTCTTACATCTCAGTCTCGTCACAAGGTTATCATTGTTGATGAAGCAGACAATACTACTGCTGATGTCCAACTTCTCCTCAGGGCAGCGATTGAAGAGTTTCAAGGGAACTGCAGGTTCATCTTCACCTGTAATTATAAAAATAAAATTATTGCACCACTCCACTCACGATGCTCCGTAGTAGATTTCAATGGTAAGGTTAATAAGAAGCAGTTAGCAGAAGCATTTTTCAATAGGGTTAAGGTAATCCTTGAGATGGAGATGGTTAAGTATGAAGAGAAGGTCGTAGCAGAAGTAGTAATGAAGTACTTCCCTGACTTTCGTAGGACTCTTAACGAATTGCAGAGGTATTCTTCTTGTGGAAAGATTGATACAGGTATATTATCCTCAGGTAATGAGTTTAGTATTGAGAAGTTGGTTGGTTATCTTAGGAAGAAAGAGTTTACCAACATGAAGAAGTGGGTAACACAGAATATGGACAGTGAACCTCAGGATATAATGAGGAAGGTATATGACAACCTATATAATTATTTTGATCCCAAGTCAATACCAGAGGCAGTTTTGATCATCTCCGAGTATCAATATAAGTCCTCGTTTGTTGTCGATCAAGAGATAAATATGGTTGCTTTTATGACAGAGTTAATGATGCGGTGCGAGTATACCTAATGGATGAGTCTAGAATAAATGATCTATGGGAAGATATGGATAGACTCAATGCTCTGTATGAGGAATTGATGTGGCCAGAAGATATACACCTAGAATTTAAAGCAGATTACGACAATAATCGTATTATAATTCAACCTATGAAATGAGACAGAAATACTCTACTGTGAATATGTTTCCTATCAGGTGCTTCTCATTCAAAGCACCTAAGGATCTGACTGAGAGCACCTTAGAGAAGGTAAACCAACTAGAATACCGATGCTATAATGGTGACGGTGGGGTTGGTACCAGTCTAGACATACATAAGAATCCAGATTTCTACGACCTCCATGAATGGTTTCAGAGGTGCGTAGATTCTTTGCATGTGGACAATGGCTGGAGTTGTGATAGAATAGTAGTTAATAAATCTTGGGTCAATAGATCTGATGCTGAGACTGGTCATCATCACACACCTCATAGACATCCTATGTCATGGTTGAGTGGGATATATTATCTCACTGATGGTGCACCCACTATATTTGTTGATCCATTATCACAGAGAGAGTGGGCTCAGTTTCATGTTGATGGTGGTCCTATAACTGATGCAACACAATATATCCAACCACAACCAGGTGGGTTATTTGTATTCCCTAGTTATATGATTCATTCAACTGACCCTAACTTTGAAGCATGTAATAGATTCTCTATCGCATTTAATACATTCCCTAGTGGAGCACTTAATTTCGGTGGTTGGGATCAAGCAATGGCAAAGGTACAGGTTGAAGGATGGACAGAGTTAGGTCCATTAAATTTAAGTGATTTCTCATGACGGCATTTCCAGGCGTAGAACGACATCTATTTCCAGTCAAGATCAGGGAGTACCATAAACCTGAGGATGACTTGAATGATAAGCTTATAGAATTCTTTAAGACTTATCCTCAGCAACCTTCTAATTTTCCAGAGGGTGTGCTGACTAGTAAACCTGATCTGCATAAGTGTGACAACGAACATGTTAAGAGATTGCATGGTTGGTTTAATGCATGCTTAGAGGAGTATCATAATGAGTATCAGTTATACTGTGACTACTTACAGATATCTCTGTCATGGTTTAATCATGCACCAGCAGGGTCTGGTGTGGGGCATCCCTTACAT